GTCAGTGTGCAGTTGGTGCCATTGCAGGAGAAGCCCGAGACACCCACCTGGCCAGTTAACCCAAACGTGAAGCCACTGCTGGTGATGTTGTTCCAGTCCGCATTGGCCGCACCGAAGACCCCATCGTTGTCATATTGAAGTGAACCCGTGGGAGGAACCGCCTGAGCCAGCGCTGTGACCGTGACGATGCCCAGACCATCGCTGGGCGAGAGTTCTACGTTAGCGCCAGGGATAAGCTGCTGCACAGGTGCCGTCCATCCGCTCAAACTGCAGAAGTACTCCGCATTGTTCGTGGTGTCCTGGAAGGGCTGCCCGATGGAAAAGAAGCCGAGACTCACGCCGGTCTGGGTCGTGGTGGCGTTCTGCGTCAGCGTGATGGACCCGGCGGATGTATTGATTGACTGCACGTAAGTCCCCGAGGGGATGCCGGTGCCCGTGACCTGTTGACCGATCAGAACGTTCGAGAAGCTGCTCACGCCGAGGATGGTTGGGCTGCCGCTGGTGAGGTTTCCAGTTGCGCTTGTCGGACAGAGATTCGATGGGAGAGAAGTTCCCGAGGCGATGGGCCATTGAATGCCGGTGATGGGATTCACGATGAAGCCCGAACCGCCGGAGGGGAGGATGATCGCCTGGTCCGGGAAGATGCGCGTTCCTGTCTGCGGGCTGATGTAGACGACGGTGTAAAGGCCCTGCGCGGCGTACATGGTGCACCCACCGAAGCCATCGGTCTTCACGGGCTGGCTCAATGCGCCGCCGGTCGTCGAAGAGTAAATTGTCGCCTGCGGCGTCAGGTTCGACGTGTTCGCGGGCTGCGTGAGCAGATACGCGTTGGCCCCGGCCACAGCCTGCCCCTGCGCGGTTTGCAACTCGCAATTCGGCAACAGACCATAGGACTGCGCGTGCGCCGCCGCGCCAGAGAGGCCGAGCGCGAAGAGGAAGAAGATCAGCTTTTTGAAGATGCGGTTCATGTGTTTCCGTTTCGTTGGAATTAGGCGAAGAGGGAGACGACGAGCGAAGTGGTGTCATCGCCGCCGGTCATGCTGAGGACCTTCGCACGCACGAACTTGCCCATCAGGAAGCTGTAGAGAGCCCCGCCCTGAGTGACCGCACTATCGGCGATTGTCGCGAGGGCATCGCTGGATGCGACCACGCCACCCGGCGCGGTCCCCTGAGCGTTTGCCACCGTCTGGAATTGCGAGTCCTCGTTTTCATTCGCCACCTGAAGCACCACGGTCGCGGCGGTCGGGATCGTCCCAGACCACGCGGCGGAGGCGAACAGTGAGCGGCTGTTGTCACTGGTGTCGGGGCTGAAGATCAGCGCCACCGGGATGGAGGCGTCGCCTTCGGCCACGACGTCGGCGAGCGGATACGGCAGGATGGTCAGCTTGCCCACATCCGTCGTCTGCGCCACATCGTCGCCGGTAAGGGCGTAAGAGATGGTGCCCGTTCCGGTGGCGTTGTTGAAATCGACCGCGCTCACCTTCGTGGTGTAACCCACATTGAAGACGCCACTGTTCGACTGCGTACCCTGGACAGCGAGCGACGCGCCGACGAAGGGAAGGTTGAACAGCGGGTGGGCGCAGCCGCCCTTCCGGATCGTGACGCCGAGGGTCGCCACGTTGTCGCTGAGCGAGACCGAGGTCACGGCATAAACGAACGGCTGGACTCCGTAGAAGAGCTGGCCGAAAAGAACATTTGGTTCGATGCTAGTCCCGATACGGCGAACCGGGTCACCCGGTGTAAGAGTGGTGTAGAGAGGCATGGTAATACTCCTTCTTTGCCGCCTCAGCGGCTAATCTTGCTTCTTGCTCGGTTTGGTATAAGCCGAGCTGTCTGACCTTCCCATCGACGGTCACACGAACTTGCCATTTTTGGTGGACGCGATTGAACGAGTAACATTTCCCCTTGCCGCGTCGAGCAAGCCCGTTGTTGCGCCTATGTTCCGCGCTGCGAATCCTGCCGGTATTTACCGAGGTCATCCTGTGCAGGACTGCTTTCTGCGGATCTGTAAGCGTCCGTCGCTGCTCCTTCGCCGCCAGACTCATCTTTTGCTTCGCATCGGATGAGCGCCTTTTTCCGCGATGTGCGCGACTAATTTTGTCGCGGGTCTCTTGCGGCGTTGCGTGATGCGAAGTGCCAGCGCCACCGGGGTGCGAGTTGTACCCTAACTTCGGGTCGGTCGTCCCGAAGAGCCGGATATATGCGATTTCCCGGCGTAGCAGCGAGTCGTGATCGACGTCGAAGTCAGAAAGGACGATAACCCGAAAGTTATCCGGACCATACTTGCGCATTGCCCGATAAAGACGTGTATCGACGCGAAGATGATCCGAAAGGTGGTGTTTCCACCGCTTCGCAATCGGACGAACCGTCTTGCCGATATAGAGCTTCCCGTTGATCCGGTTCTGAATGCAGTAAAGAGTGAAGGCCACAAAAGCTAATACCTGTGGCGTGCACCAGAACCTAAATAACCCTTGAAAAATGGTTCGGAAAGTCGAGTTATTACTGATCCTGATCGCGATCCGCGCTGGCGGCGGAACCGGCTGGGAAAAGAGCCGGTAACGCCTTGAGACCAAGGCTGGCGGCGTCAGGAATGTGGTAGAGGCCATAAGCGCCGGTGCTGGCCACTGGCACGGACTCAATGAGCGGCAACAGCGAAGCGCCGGTTGCGTGACCAATGGCCGCCTCAGCACCGATCCTGCCGAGCTTTGTCAGCGGCATGGAACCCGTCTGTGCGCGGAGTCCAGCGCGTTCCGCCAGATTGCTGGAGCCCTGGTAGATTTTGTTGAGCGGCCTTGCATCCGGCACGGCATCCGAAAGCAGTCCGCCGAGCCTTCCCCGCGTCTCCTGGCGCACCGCATTCAGGTCGTACATCGTCGGATCGTTCCAGCGCGTGTTCGCGCCGAGGTTCTTCGCGTCACTCCACAGTTCAGTGGGCTTATATCCACCGCGTGAATATGCGCTCGCGAGAGACGGCAGGACGCGGTCCTCATAGGCGTTCAGTGTGTCCGGAGCGCCGGTGCCGCCGAAGCCCTCCGACTGGACGCGCAGATCGTGAGCTGGCTCCGCCACAGCATCGAAGGCGTCAGTCGCCGGAATGACTGTACCGGCTGCATCTCCGGCGTTGTAAACCTCGCCGAGCTTCTGTCCTGCGTCGCTTGCTACTTTCGCCGCTTTTGAGGAGAGCGACTTCATGCTGAGCGCTGGTTTTCCACCACCCGCGAGATAACTCTTTCCAGGCTCCGCACCGTGCGCGAAATCCTTTTGCAACGATCCGGCTGTGCGATCGATCAGCTTTCCGCCCGCATTCTGCAACCCCTCGCCCAGCGGGCGCAGCATTGGCCTTGCGGCATCCAGCAAGCCTCCGGTCGCTTCTCCGCCGAGCAGTCCCCCGGCGACGTTTTCGGCGAGACCGGCTGGATTTTCGACTGCGGTACGAGCGATCCCCTCCTGCATTGAAGGCACGTCAGCAAAAGGACCACCCACTCCGTACTGGTTGCTGACCGTGTTCACTAACGACTTCAGCGTTTGTTCGGGGTGCGCAAGCAATCCGAGCGGAGACAGGACTCCGCCTCCAATGTTGCCTGCAGCCGTCAGAAGATGGCCGCCGATCCCCGGGCGGGCGTTGAATGGTTCGATCTTCGTCAGATCATCCACCTCACGTTGAAATCCGTTCTCCTGATCGGGAGATGTGAGTGCTGCGCCCCCCGGCTTGCTTGCACTCCAGCCAGGAGGAAGAGTGCTCCATCCTGCGGGAATCTGCGCTGGCGTGCTCATTTCTTCACCACCTCATAGTTGTTCGGGTCGGAGCGACTTCCGGTGCCCTTGTAGCGATGCTCCACGCCCTTGTCGTCGTAAACGATGTCTGACGGGCCGGACACCCCGGCCTTCGCCTGATAGAGCGTGTTCATCGTCTCGGCAATCTGCTGGCGCTGCTGTGGGCTGAACCAGGTGCCGGTGGAGGCGTGGTAAGCCTGCCCTTTCGCGCTCTCCATCCAACTGCGTGAATTTTGCAGGAGTTCAATTTGCTGCTGCGTCATGCGGAATCCTGACGAGGGTTTCGCCAGGTCGAAATACTTTTCCAGCAGCGCCTCGTCTCCAGCGCCGGTGTACTTTCCTCCCTGTACATAAGTGTTCGCGTAATCAATCGAGGCTTTGGCATCCTGCAACGCCCCCGCCTCTTTTTCGTTTGCGCCGCCGACCTGGGTTGGCGTTGCCGACCCGGGTGCAATCGTCTGTCCGGGCTGCACGTAAGTGAGCGTGTAACCGCCCTTGCCGTCCGGCTGCAACATGGGAACTTTCTCAGCGGCCTGCTGCTGCTTAATGGTGATGCTCTGTGCGCCCTGTCCTCGCGAGACAACGTTGTTGAGCGAGGCAGAGAGCGCGTTGGCGTCGGTCGCGGGCATTCCGGCCTTGAACTGTCCGGTCGGCAAACCGTACTTCGATGCCATCTTGTCCCAGACAGCATTCATCGAATCGGCCTGCTGCTGCGAGAGTGGCTTCTGCATCAGCGTCTCGTAATCCTGAGCCGTGCCGGTCGGATTTTGCTGGTGCCAGAGGTCGAAGGCGGAAGTAGCGAGGGGATGGATGGCGCGATATGCCTGGGCATTCTTCAGGGCAATATCCGCCGCGCTTTCCTGCGGCTCACTGTTCGCCTCGGCCTCCGCCTTCGCCGCTTCCGCACCCTGGAGATTGCGCTGTGACGCCGCATTCTGCTCGTCCGTGTCCTGCTTCTGCAGACCAGCGAGCTGGCGCACAGCGCCTGCGTACTGGACCTGTTTGTTCAGATCGGTGCCAGGGATCATCGCCATCGTCGATGGAGCAAACACGTCGCCCGCAATGTTGCCGACCTTCGCCGCAATGTGTGCGAGCCCGTGCCAGAATCCAGGCTTCGCGGGATCGGGAGCATCATGCTTCCCGATAATGTCTTCGAGGTGCTGCTCCTGGAGACCGCGTGGGCTTCCGTTGGTCACCAGTGGGTGCAGCGTGGGCGTGAGTGGCGGAAGAGAAGCGCCGCCCGCCATGCCAGACACGTCCGGCGACGGCGCGTCGGCGAATGAAGGGAGAGGAGCCAGCGCCGCAGACGGTGCGGCCATCGGCTTCAGCGCCGGGATCGTCTCGTGGAGCTGCGGTTCCTGGGTTGAGAGACTCGGCAAGGGTCCGAGGCGCGGCAGGAGCGCTGCCGCTTTCGGATCGAGCTGATCGCCCATCAAATTCGGAATTAGTGAAGTGAGACTCATTAGACGCTGATCCCCTGATTCGCGAGTCCGGTCATAAGCTGGCCCGCGCCGCCCGCCGCGCCGCCAATGGTCTGACCGATCTTCAAGAGGTTCTGAAGCCAACCGGAATTCGACGCGTTGACCTGAGCGTTGATGTCGGGTGCGATCTGACCCGATGCCGCGTTCTGACCACTGACATCAGTGCCGTACATCTTGCCCAGGATGTCGCCAGCTTGGTCCTGTTGCTGGAGCTTCACGTCAGCATTCTTGGCCGTGATGCCTTCGCTGGTGCTCGCGGCGGCCTTATCGCGTGACCGAGCCGCTGAGTCGAGCGCGGCGCTGAAGCCGACCGGGTTGCGTGTGGTGGCCGCGTTTTTACTCGCCGCGCCGGTGAGCCCAGAGGTCGCGCCACCCGCACCCGCCAGACCGGCGGTGAGTTGCGAGGCGATGTCCTGCTGCGACATCCCTGATGGGTTCGTGAGCTGTCGAGTTTCAAACGGGACGACAGCAGAGCCGATGGTGCTGGCTCCGGCTCCGTATCCGGCGGCGGTGTTGCCCGCCGTCGTCGCCGCGTTACCTGCTTGATTTACTGCGCTACGCATTAGACATTCCTCGTGCAGGCAAATTCGCCATGGTGTGCTCGGACCGTTTCTGCGTACGCACTTCCAGCCTCTTCCGGCGTCGAAAAGTATCCACACTGGACCACACGACCGCCTGTCCGCACTTGCGCGGTCCATTTGTTCTTATCTGTCGCGAAATACGCTCCTTTTGGCAGATTCTCGCCGCCGGGCTTCCTGCGCCGCTTACTACGGCAATTGCGACTGTTTTCAAGGTTGGAGGCGATCCGCAGATTCGACTTCCGGTTATCCAGCGTCTCCGAAGGGTTCCGGTGATCGACTTCGCGGCAGTCGCCGGAGGAAATGCCCATCACCTCCCGGTGCATATAGAGCTGTACCCTCGATCCGTCATCGTTGTAGACGGTGGTGCGTGCATAGAAATCACCCGTCGAACTGGGGTTCGCGTGCCACTTGTGACGGGACAGCCGCTGAAAATCCTCAGCGTCAACGAGGGCGAAGAGCCCCCGAGACAAAGGGATCAGTTTTGAGTCATTATTTGCTTGAATCTGTTCCATACGATCCTTCCGTTGACCTAGACCACGGGTGCCAGCCGTCACGGTCGCGTGACCATCCGAGCTGGTTTAGCCTCTTCTCAAAAATGTGTTCTGTATCGGTCGGAATCCGCGCCTCGACATCGTCGAGACCTAACTGCCATGCCGCCTGAAGAACCTCGGGCTGCATCTCTTCCATCGCGTCCATCTTTTGCTTCGGGTCCAGCTCCGGAGAAAGGAGCAGGATCGTCTCGGCGGTAAGTCGGAGCAGACACGCTCCGATAACTTCACCCTTGTCGTTGGTGACCGCCTTTTTCACGATCAGGAGCGGCGAGGTCAGATCGGGGCACTTATAGTCCATGCCCATGTCGGAGTGGATGGCCTCAACCTCCGCGTGCTGTTCGGGTCCGACGTCTATAACTGTCATGGTTGGGTGAGCGTGAAACTGAAGCACTCCATTGCGGCAGCATTGAGCGGAGGGCCGGTGTCGGCGTTGTTGACGTTCATCCCAAAGCCCGCCTCACTCGGAGCGTTGGGAAGGTAGATGCTCCCAAATGCTGGTTTGTACAACGTCACAAAGTAGTTGCCGTCTCGGGAATACCTGTAATTCAGGTCTGTGCCGTCGTATTGCCACTGCCACCACCCATCCGGTTGAAACAAGATGGGATGGATGAGGTTGAAGTCGGTTGCAAATGAATTCGCATTATTCCAATCTGTCTCTTGAACGATGGATGAGTCACTGCCCCACCCGAAAAGCATGTACTTGCCGGATGTTCCATCCTTCAACACCAAGCCAAACGAGTAATACACGACGAGGATAGAGTTGAAACGCAATCGTGCTGTCAGCGTCCAAGGACTAGTCGGCGTCGGGATCGTCTGCAGCAAGCTGCGAAGCTGGTTGGTGTTCCCACCCAGGCCCGGATCGGTCAGCAAGATTGCCGTCGTGCCACCCGGCGTGATCGTTGTGGCTGAAGTACTGCCGCTGAAGTTGTCTTGCGTAAAGGCTGACAATAGCGGAGCGGTCAATGTCGCTTCGCCTGCGCCAAAGCCACCTCCTCCGCCTCCCCCGCTGGCTGCAATGGTCACGCCCCCTCCGCTATTGGTGAGGGTGACGTTCGAACCAGCAATGAGGTTCAGCAACGTTTGCGATGCGTTGTTTGTACCGTCGGTCTGAAGTGTGGGGCCACTTCCGCCCTGTAACTCCCAGCCAAAATTGAACACGTAGCCCGTGTAAGGAGTGGTCGAAGTATCGAAGTAGAAGGTACCTTGTGCCGGTGGCGTCACTGCGGTCTTGAATGCGACCAGGATTGCGGGCTGATTATCCGCCGCGCCCGCCGTCAGCGTCACCGTCAGAGTGAAGGTGCCAGCGGCGCTGGTAATGTAATGTCCGATCGCGTTGGCGTCCGCTCCGTTGCTTTGTGAATTCAGGGTGAACGGCGCTGAGAACGTGAACACGTTGACGTTGTGATATCCGGCGACTGCGGCAAAAATGAAGTCCGTCGCGTTCGTCGTCGTGATCGGCAGGCTATAAGGGCTGCTCCCGTTGTAAGAGTTGGCTGTGGCGTCTACCGTGGCACCGACGCCGAAGGCCTCCATCAGAGCGAGGCGGTCGAAGTTGTTGGGTGCTCCACCGATCGTGACCGTGTTCGCGCCACTCGCCGGAGCGATTCCGGCGTAAATATTCATGTTGTTCGGCTGGCCGGAAATCGAAGCGACCAGCGTGTATGGCGTTCCCAGGGTGTCCGAGATAGTCACACCGGTGATCGCGCTCTCGCTCTTATAGGCGACCAGGAGCAGATTGCCCGACGTGACCGGCAATGCGAAGGGGAGGCTGTAGCCTCCTGCCGATGTTGACTGCACCACCTCCGGCCCGGAAGAAGGCGGTCCGGAGCCAAAGAGCACGGTTCCCCCGCCGCCACTGCTGACCGACGTGATGACTCCGCTGGTGATCGTGATCGTGGTGCCATCAGGCTTCACAATCCCCAGAGTCGTTCCGGTGGCAACCGGCAGTTGTGCGGGCGTCGCAGTGCCGGAGATATCGGTGAACGCAGGCTGGGTCTGCCCGAATTCTCCCGAGGTGGCGTCATACGAGTCGAGCCACTCATGCGAGACGACGGGCGTGTTCAGCGGTTCGCTGACGCTTGTCGCGACAAGCTGACCTTTTGCGTTCGTTCCAACCACCTGAGCGGAGACCGGAACCGTTGCCTGGTTGACGCCGGTGACGGTTGCAGTCGCCGCACCCGCTCCCGCCGTCGTGACATCGCCGCCCAGGCTGGTGATTGCGTTGCTGGCGACCGAGGCCGCATTCGACGCGGCGTTGTTGACGGCGGTGATGATCCGGCGCAGGAGCGAACCCAGGAAGGGCTGCTTCTGCTCTACCGTCGATAACTCGCGACCGCCGCTAAGCTGTCCCATCAGAATCCCCGGATCGCGGACCACTTATCCGCAGCGCCGACGAGAGTCACGCGGCTCAGGTTGAACCAGCCGTTCTCCATCACGATTTCCGTGTAGAGACGCGTCGCCAGCTCGTTGAGTGGACCCTGGATGTTATTCGCAGCCGGAGAGCTGAGAGTCACTCCACCGGGGACTTCGAATGGATAGGGCGCTTCCAAAGTGTTCTGATAGAAGGTGACCGAGCAAGTGCCCGCACCGTCGATCAACATGTCCCAATAAACGAAGCGCTTGTTGAACGCCCCGAAGAGCGGATTTTCCTTCTCCTGCTCGGTATCCACCCAACCGTAAGTGCAATACGAAGAGGTGAAGGGCACGCCGTCGTCCTGACCGGTCGGCGTGTTGCCGAGATAGTAGATTTTGCTCGACTCGATCCCGTTGCAGATCATGAGCAGCGAGAGAAGCTCGTTACGCTTCACCATTCCCATGTACGGCGTCGGAATCGTCCAGAGGCTCCACTTGCGGCGAAGGTCCTGCACGACGAGGTTGCCCATCATCGTCATGTGGAGCGGTGCAGCGCTCATCAGCTCGTCAATGGTCCCGAGGCCCTTGTAGTTCAGCATCAAAATCACGTTGGGCTCGTCCGGGTTGGCGTTCTCCTCAGCGTCCGGCATCCATGCGTTCGGCGTCGGCAGCGGGATCGCGCAGAGGATTCTCCGGTTAGCGACGTCGTTGCGGATGCAGAGCGTGTGACCGTACTGCCAGTTGATCGCCTGCCAGATATCCTGAATCTCAAGCTGGATCGGAGTCGGCTGGCCGCCATTAGTCAGAAATAGACCGTTCTGGCAGCCCATGATTGCCCATTCCTCACCGACGTCGAACGCATTGATTCCGCTGGCCCCGGCGACGTTGGAGACCTCCTCGAAGGGGTTCCACGTCGCAGGCTCGTTGTCTTCGTCAGCGGTTGTCGCGGCGGTGCTGGCCGTGGTGAGGCAGAGACTGCTCTCCTTCACCACGTAAAGGTTGTTGTGCATTACGAAGCCACCGTTCGCGGGCTGCGCGTTGACGACGCTGGTATCCTGACCGCCGGAGTCCTGGTCGAACGATTCGTAATCGCTCTGATAGGAAATCGTCAGACCGGTCAGGTTCGTAGGTGCGATCGTCGGGAAGATTTCGATCCTGTCGATTTCAATGTCCGCCTCGTTTGCCAGGTTCTGCGCCCACACCCTGAGCTGAAGGTCCGATGGGATGTTCAGCGTGTCGGTCGTGAGCAGCGTGCCCTCGTACGTCGTCATCGTCGAAGACATGTCCGACAGAGGCAGCGTGTAGCTCCCGAAGGTATTGCCGAAGCCGGTGCCCGAATCCCATGAGGTCAGATCGATGACGAGCGATCCGCCGGTTGCCGATGACGGCGTCCGGCACGCCACGCGCACCGAATACGCCGTTTGGTTCTGCAGGATCGCGACCAGGTTGTAGTCGAGAGCGGCGCTCTGGTAGATCATGCCGAACACGGCCTGAGTGCTGCCTGACTGGTTGTTCAGGTAATAGCTGTTCCCGAAGACCGGGCTGACCAGGAGCGTCGGCTCACTTCCCTGGATCACGCTGGAGGCATTGACCGTCCAGAAGGAAGGAGTAAGGTTCCCACCGGGGTTCGCCAGATATCCGCCGTCGAAGCTGAGGTTCTGGAAGTTCTGAACCTTGTTACGCACGCGGCCAAACACGGCGCGGCCCGCGTAGTTCACGCACCAGGCGGCGTCCGGCAGCTCAGCGAGGGCGAACAGGTCGTTGCCGTTGATATCGACGGCTTCGGCGTCCAGCAGCACAGCGTCGGTGAAGAAGAAGGTCGCCGTGGTCGTTGTGTTGTCGTTGATGAAAAGAGAGTCGCTGACATAGGTGACGTTATCGACGACATAGGTCACCGGCGCAGGGATGGTGAAGAAATCAGCGCCCGGAACACCGTTTGCGCCCGCCTCGGTGAAGACGATCGCGCGGGCGATGACGTTGGGCGGTCCGATCAGGATGCCTGTCGCCTGAATCCCGGTGATGGTGTCGCCGCTGGCGTCGAAAGTGACCGGCGGGGCCGGAGCCGTCCAGTAGCCGTTGCGGGTAATGAAGAACAGCGTGCCCTTCCGGGTGCCGGGGCTGACATACTGGCCCGAGCCAGCGAAAGTGAGCGTGCCGCCGGTCGCGTCGCCATAGATCGGGTTCGTGTCCGAGCCCACGAGCGCCGCGCCGGGATCGAAGTCGAAGACCGTGCCCGCCGTCGTCGCCTGCCCCTCTTCCGAGGTGGAAGCGAAGTTCGGCAGCGACACGTTGACGGTGAAGGTGCCCGAGTCTCCACCCGAAGACGACGCGATCGTCGCGTTCACCAGGTTCAGAGCGCCGTTGGCGTTATTTGTGCCGGTGATCGTTACGAGCTGACCGGCGGTCGGATCGGAGCCGTTGATCAGCGTGTAGCTGAAGGTCGCGACACCAGATTCGACTACGGTCTCGTTGATGGTGAAGGAGCCGGAATTCGGCGTCTGCGAAATCGTCCACTGCTGGTCGTAACCGCTGACCGAGGAACCAGAGACCGTCGCCTTGTTGCCGATGATGAGGCCCGGCACCGGCGCGGTCGTGGTCATCGTCGCCAGCGTCTGCTGATAATGGGCTACGTTTTCGCTCGACGACTCATCAGTGAAGTTGTACGCGACCGTCGTGACGGTGAAGGTGAAGTAGTAGTACTGGTGCGGCTGGCCCGGCGGCTGTCCCTTGCCCACAGAGGTCACTTGAACCACCTGAGGGCCGAAGTTCACATCGCCCTGGCCGCCGCCTCCGCCCACGAACGATGCATAGAGGTAGACCGGCTGGCCGCTATTGAAGGCGTTGACGAGGTTGGTATCCGGACCCGGAGCCACCGTCGAATCGAGGTAATAGAAGGTGATGACGTTCCCCGGATCGGTTGCGCCCGGTCCGCCAGACTGGAGGAAGTAGGAAAACCCCTGAGTCTTTTCGGCCAGTTGGGTGATCGTCGAAATGTCGTACTCGTCCGACGTGGACGAGATAGGCGTGAAGGTTGGTGCCTGGCCAGGTCCAACCTGCGAGATACGGTCGGTCCACTGACCGGTGTATTGCTGCGGAACGTAGCTGCCCTGGAGCAGATCGCTCGTGACGATGTACTGGCGTGAATTCGCCGTGAAGGATGAAGCGAAGCTCCCCGCCGGTGCGCCGCTCATCAAAGGCGACAACACGCCGGGGTTGTTGCTCACGTCCTCAAGCCACCATTGGCCGGAGTTATCGATGGCCAGGGTGAAAATGTCACCAAAGCTGTCCTCGAACGTCGTGACGTAATTAAAATTTTCCTGGGTCGGTACGAAGTAGGCGGTGACGGTCGTGTAGCCGAGGAAAATCCCGTTGGTCGGTGAAGCAGCCGTGCCGGTGACTGAGAGCCGGACACCGAACTGGGTGTTGTTCAGGTCGGAGTAGACCCAGCTCGCTCCGAACAGCTCATTGATGCCGCCGATTTCGACCGTGGTCGGCGTACCGACCGCGAGAGTGGCGGTGGTCGGGGTTCCGACCGGCACTCCGGCCTTCAGCATCTGCACGCTCAGCGTCGAGCCCGCGACAGCGGAGTATCCGAGCACCGAAATCTCGAATCCCTGTGGCGTCACGGTGGACGGAACAGAGAAAGCGAATTCGGTGACATCGATCGCATCGGTGCCGACGGTCAGGCCGGATACGATGGCCGTACCGGTGTCTGCTGTCGGTCCGTAGGCGGCGGACCCAAACCGAAATGCGATTTGATTCGGCTCAAGGCCGCCAGCGGTTCCCACGAAGCCGGGGGTTTCCACGAGCCCGTTCAGCGCCGTGTAGTGCGTGAGGCCAGAGAAGGTGTAGGTCTGTCCTGATGCGAACGCCGGAACATCGCTGCCAAAGCTGATGACAGCGAGATAGAAGCCGCTCGGGTCGAGCAGCACCTGCACGTTCACGATGGTGAGCGAGAGTGGGCTCACCTGAGAGGTGGCGTAGGTGCCCTCGGTCAGAACATGCGTTGGGCTGTTCCACACGTTCCCCGTGATCGAGACATCGACGGCGTCGCCACCGGCGGACGGTCCCGCGTCATTGTTCTCGTACACGAACGGATTCGTCAGCGGGCCGCGCGTGGAGACACTGCCCACCTTGAAATCGCAATTGACGTTGCGAGGGGACCCGCCGTGGGGGATGCTCGACGGGTCCGCCAGCGTGACATTGCCGGAGAACACATCGAGCGTGGCGCTCGTGCGCCCGTTCAGGTTATGCACGCTGAGCGGGCCTTAGTCCTTCTGGAATTCAGCTTTGAAGTACAGGACAGCGCCGGTCTGGGCTCCGCTGTACGCACCGGCGGACTGCTCATCACCGGTACTCTGGACAAAGCTCTGGAGGTTGCCGGTCGAGTAGTTAAAAACGAGCGGCCACACCGCTCCGTCCGGCTCACCGACCTGGAATTCCACCCAGAGAGGGACGGGCGGATTCTTGGTGTTCAGCAGAACATTGAAGCCCGCTGCATCCTGAAGGCCGGTCCAGGTGATTGCTTCGCCGCCTTCGGCGTAATCGCCGCTGAGCACGCCGGTGCCTTCAAGGATCAGGCGCTTCTGGGAATTGTCGGTCCCGTTCGGCGCGTTCAAAACGGTAAGTGCGAGTGCCATGTGTTACTCCTGTGAAACTGTGAATTTTGTGGGAAAGAATCTTAGCGGCGGGAGCCGCGACGTCCGCCGCCGAAGAGGGGCTGACGAAAATCGATCTTCTGGCGCGACTTCGTGTATTGCTGGCGAAGCTTGAGCATCGATCGATCCGCCTGGGTCTGCAGGTCCTGGTCGAAGGCAATGCCCTGGGAGGAGCTAAGTCGCCGTCCGTAACGGACCAGAATCTTGTCGGCGATCGCTTCCTCGGAATCGAGGATCGGCACGAAGGTGTTCGTCCAGTCGATGTTGGGCGCGGCCAAATCCACGAAGGTGGATTCGTAGCGAAGGCGCAGGTCGATGGGAACGAGTGAACCGTTCAACCAGATGGAATCCTGACGCCACTCCCATTCGCCCGGGTGGATCGTCTGATAGCGCGAACGCAGCGGGCCGGTGGCCTGCGGAACTTCCCGGAAGGGGTTGTTGGTGCCGCTCTGCCGCCACCACACTTCATACGGGAGGATGAGGTCGCCGGGGAGCAGAAGGTTGGGGTTATATTCCAGGCCGTCGAAATATCCGACATACTGAACCGAAACCTGAACCGCCGGGTTGACAGCTCCCACACCCAGCGCGGAGTTCACCGGGGTAAGACCGAGCAGGAGGTAGTTATCCCGGATCAGCGTCGGCGAACCCATGATCCGCAGATCGCGATAGGTGTCACGGATCGCGGAGTTCATGAAGTTCTGAAGAGTTACATCGGTGGTCGAGCCGTTGTTGGTCAGAATCTGACCTTCGCCGGGCGTGCCGGTCTTCCCGGGCTTGTCGTCATTGACCGCGCTGCGGCACAAGTTGCCGATGGTGTTCAGCGACGGGTAATTGTTCTGTCCGGCTACGGCCACTTATCTGACTCCTGGAGGGAAAGGCATCCGGGGATAGGACCGCCCCGCGCCACGCGCCGGAGACCAGGGCCGGGCGGATCATGCGGAGGGATTTCTCCCCGGAAGGTTGTTAACTCTGAAAATCGACGACTTGCGCCGGATCGATGACGACCGGCTTGCGGCCCCGAGTGGCCTTCGGCTCATCGGCCCCGTACTTCGCCTCCAGCCACGCGGCCTGCTTCGCCGGATCGGTTGGGGCCTGGCAGTGAACGCAGAGCTTGGCGGTTTCGCGAATCTTCTCGCCGCAGACTCCGCAATCGACCTTGCCGTCGTCGCGGCGCTGGGTGAGGTCGGAGCGGTGCCATGAATACGACTGCTGGAAAAGTTCAGCGGCGGCGTGGGCGGTGCGGTCGGCGGCTTTGCGTGCGCCGTCCTGGCCGTCCGACGCTTCGATCGCGACCATCTTCTCGATACTTTTGCGGTAGGTCTCGATCATCCGCTTGCGGGCGGCTTCGAGTTCCTCTTTCAGCGGCGGATTGTTGAAAGACCAGAAGACACCGAGCCTGCAAAGATTGCCGCCGGTGTGGAGCGCTGCGGCGTCATCCCAGTTCTGATCGATGCCCGGGTTCATGGGGCAGAGAATCTTGGTGGCCTCACGCTGTCCGTCCGTCTCGACGGGGAAGCGGTTGTTGTTCGTGTCTTCGCGATACTCAATGAAAGGATGCGTCAGCACGGTCCGGCAAATGACATAGGGCTTGTCCGGCGGGCACGCCTGAAACAGAAGGCCGCGTGGGTGATTCGGGGGAAGCCTGCGGGTGTGCTCGACCGTTGAGACGTTGTAAAAATAAATCGGCCTCTTCGGAACGGCGGCACGAAACGCGGTGGGGTCAAAATCGAACCCCTTAATGTTGACGGCGTTCTCTTTCAACGCCTGAGCTTTCGGGTCAAAACCTTTTGGTGCCATTACTTGGTCTCCTGACTTAGATCGGGCGATCCGACTGGAATCGCGTGTTCTTGCTAAACCCCATGACCTTTGCGGTCGCCGCCGCATTGAACGCGCGTTCGATCTTCCGCTCCTCATCCTGAATCCACTGAGAGGCGGCCAGGCGGCGGTCAACTTTGAGGTCGTTGTACATTGCCTCGAACTGCTTGTCGGCCTCCAGCTCGTCCTTTTCGTTCTGCTCCTTCAGGAAGCGCCTTTTCGCTTCACTGGTGAGGATCATCGACGCTTGGATCACCGGGATCATCATCTCGACGATTTCGGTGTCGAGTGGATAAAACCGGAGGTTGAGCTTCCCGTTGGCGAACCACTTAGCGACCAAAGGAAGAGCGACCTGGTAATTGCCGTGGTACGGATACCCGCCGAGGAGCTGCAGGCCCGTCTTCGGGCATTGGTTCTCCGCGTAGAAAGCACCCGGCCCCTGTGCGGGCAGGAACGGCATTTCGAGTGACTTACCGGCGTCGATCCATTTGACGAGCACCCAGTGGGGGAGGCCATCGCTGAGATAGCACGGACGATAACCCCTGAAGGTTTCGCCAAGCGCTTCCCATTCGCCGCCGCCGATGGTGGTCTCGGTCTGTGCCCAGACAAGCTTGTAGTTATCCTCGCCGTACCGATTTGTTCCGGCGACTTGGCGGATTCTCTCCTGGAAGTGTTCCGGACAGACGCGGCGCTCGACCGCGTATCCGCGCGAATCTCTGATCGGTTCCATCACAGCCTAGTTGCTGACCGCTGCGCCAGCGACGCCGTAGACCACGCGGCGAACAAACTTCACGTCGTGGATGCGCAGGAGAACGAACTCGTCGAGCTGGCCGTCCTCGCGCTCGATCTGGAAGCCTTCATCCGTGTACTCGGTGAAGGTGACCAGGTCGCCGACGCCGATGTTGGCGGGAACGAAGATGCCGCCGAGCGGCACGCCGTGCTTTTCCAGCACTTCGCTGATGGCGACAACGATGCCGCAGTTGCGGTTCTTCTTCGCGATGTCGGGAATGATGAAGTTGGTGCCTTCGTAGGTCGTGTTCGCCTTCGAGCGGAGCACCAGAATACGATCGAGGATCGGCAGCTCTTTCCCGTGCTGAGTAGCGGAACCGAGCGCCTCGGTGAGCAGCTTGCGGTAATCGATTTCGGGCTTTGCGGGGGCTGCGGCTTCCGCGTCCGTGACTTCGGAGGCGACGGGGTTTCCTTCAGCGTCAAATTGACGCCGGTCGATGATTTCCATGGTCTGGTCCTGGTCTATAGGTGAGGGGTGAAATGGATAGGGGCGGACTTAGCCGCCCCTAAGAGTTATCGGTTAGAACTCACGGCTGGGCTGCGTTCTCGACGAAGAGCTGATGACGCGGCGCGGAGCAGAAGACCTGCAGGGCGCTGCGGTAGCAGCTCTGACGGGCCGTGGTCCAATTTCCGGACCCATCCGGCACAGGCATGGAAAAATTTCCTTCGCCCGTATAGTCGTAAAGCGACCAATCGACGAGCACCCCAAGGAGCCATGAATCGGTCAACAGCATGTCGATGCGGCCACGCGGCTGGTTGTAGCTGATGTTGACTTCGCGCTGTCCGAAAGTGCCCGCGAAGTACTTCCGGCTCGTGTCGGGAACTTCGTTGTTCGACGCGCGATCGCTCTGCTGGGTGATGCGCTGCTGGTAGTACGTGGTGGTTGCCACGGCCTCCGCCTGATCATCTCCGAACAGATAAATGCCCGAGTCTTTCGTCTTGTTGTCGCCGCCCATCGCCTGACCGAGCAGACGCTCAATGCGGGCCGACAGGGACGCCGTGACAGCGCCGCCGTTCAGGTTGATGCTCGGCGAGCTGGTACGCGACGGATACAGAGCGCGGTTGTAACCGGCCTGGGTGCCAGAGGTGGATGAGTTGATCCAGCTCGTGGTGCCGAGGATGCCGGAGCCGATTGCGCCCGAGGAACCATTGACGACGATGTAATCGCCGACTGCGGTGCCCGAAGGCAGATCAGTGCTGAACCAGATGGTGCCGGTGACGGGATCGTTCACGGAGACCGTTGCCGATCCGCGAGAGCTTCCGCCCTCAGCCGGGAAAAACTGCAGAACCTGGTTGTCTGTGCAGATGGTAGCGAGCAGACCGGTGATGAAGCTGGTTTCGTTGCCGCTGCCGCTGCCAGATGAAATCGTCGCGGTGGACGGGATTTGTGCCAGGGCTCCGGAGCCATCGCCATAAAGGAGGGCTTCGAAACCGTTGAGGGCGCTGTCGAGCGAGTTCTTCAGCTCCTTCGCCTTCAGGGAGCCGATCGTGCTGCGATCCTTACCCTTCGTGGCGAGTTCCGACAGCTCGGTGAGCTGCTGAACGGCGTAGTTGTACACCGGGCTGCCCACGAAAGACTGATAGACCGAGGCGTTGCCGCTGCCCATGCTGTCGCCGTTGCCGGTGCCCTGCGAGATGGCCGGGCCACCCTGCACGCGGAACGGAACACGCATGGAGGCGCGCTGCGTCGAGCCGCCCTCGGTGATGTTGGACTGCGGGACCTTGGGGAAACGATCCTTCATCAGGGAGTAAAGCGTCTTGCCCTGATAAATGAGGTCAGGAATTTTCTTGTTGAACTGTTCCAGCTCAATATTCTGGAACGCTGCTTCTGTGCCGATCATGAATGACTCTCCGAAGCGCTGGACACACGGGTGGTGTCGCGCTTGATGGGTTATTTCCCCGAGTTATCGGGGCTGGTCATTGTCTGGTCTGGTTTCGGAGCAACAGTGAATTGACCGATCAGAGGTTCTCAGCTCGAAAGCTGAACGGGCACACATTTGTGTCTGGTGCGCGACGGCCAGTGATAACCGATCACAGAGGGCACCATTTACCGTCTAGTGCGCGACGAACTCTAAATGTTGGTAGGCAGACTTGATGGCTTCCCGTGCCAGTGTTCTATTCTTCGGGGTCTGCTCCAGGTTGTGCTCTCGCAAGTAATCGTTCATTGCGTCGCTAAAAGCACGACCGTTCTCTTTCCTGTGCGCGACTTCAGAGCGCGACTTGTGGTTAACCACGCGATCTTTTACGACGTTCTGAAACCCACAGAACACGCGGGCCTGCCCCGGATAAACTCGCAGGGCATCGTACGGCGCGTCCCCATGAATGATTCCGGCGACCTGCGCCGTCCCGAAGCTGAACCACTCGCCGTTAATGTTCTGCGCGGAGTGTTTCTTATGAAACAGCTTTTCAGTCAGTTCAGCGTTGGTCGTCTTCCAGACGGCAAATGCCTCGACCTTGAACGGCAACAAAATGCCGAGGTCCTTAATCCTGATGTCCGGCTTCCGCGATCGTCCGATCTTGTACCAGCCGAACCGAGTGGAGCCGATGAGGTAGATGTAACCGGGCTGCGCCATGAAGGTTAATACCGAATAAGCCCGGCTGATCTTAATTACTTCCGCAAACTCTTCTTCTGTAGGCGTAGACAAGATGGAAAGCCATCTCGCCGACTAAGTCGCAAAATAATTTGTGAGGGGCCTGGTTAGTCCTTCCAGGTGACGAACCGCCCGCTCTTCAGCCAGGCCTGGTTCATGATCCACAGCTCTTCAGCGTTCGGCTTCCGCCAGTCAACCTGTTCACGCGACGGCTGTGCGCTGACGAGGATCGGGCCGCCGCCGGGCGCGGTCTTCGGCGTTCCGGGTTTCACCACGCCGGTGGTGGGCTTGCCGCCGGGCTTACCCTTGCCGCCCTTTGGTGCTCCGTAGATTTCGGTGGCGACGTCGAAAGCCATGTCCTTCAGCTTTTCGTTGAAGGCTCCGGAGATATGATTCGCGACCGTGTCGTGGGTGCGGGCCTTGCTGCTCTGCTTGATCTTGAGCTGGCTCTTATAGGTCTCATCCGCGTTCAGCGCATCGACAACCCGCTGTCCGAGCGTCTTCTGGTAATGGGCCTTCTGCTTGTCGTTCCATCCGTAGCGCTTCGCCTGCTGATCGACGACACTGCTCATCTCCGCGCCGGTAGAGGTCCGCACCTTCGCCGTGACCCCATCGCTGAAGAGCTGTTCGCGTTCCTGATCCAGCTTGGTCTGCTGTTGCTTGATGCGATCGGTGCCAGGATTCTTCGCAGCGGGCTGACGGAGCTGGCCCGCCTTCTTATGCTCGCCCGCAAACCAGTTGTAGAGCTGTTCCACCAGTCCCTTGAACTTCGCGGGGTCCGACTCTGCGTGCATGGTGCGCAGGAAGCTGTCGAAACCGATTCCCTGCAGGACGCCGACGACGTGCGGCATCACCGCTGCCGACAATGCCTCTGGGTTCACCTTCGCCAGCCGATCCAGATAGGCCGGAGCCAGTGCCACAGCGCCATCCGGGAAATCCTCAAAGAAGTCGTCGAGGACCTCGGGATTACCCTCCTCGAACATGGCGTCCTGGGCCTGATAAATCTGATCGCGCTCCTGGAATTTCGCGATCCCTTCCACGCCGCCGACCGACTCAATAAGCTGCTTCGCGGAAGCGGCTTCCTGCGGTGTGGCGAAAGTCGCCTTGTACGCCTGTTCGCGGAAGTAGCCGTTCGCCATTTCCTTCAGGCGGGCAGCCTGTTCGGGAACGGCGTCGGATGCCGCCTTCACCGCATTGCGGATCGCCTGCGGGCCTTTGCGGCCATCGAGCTTTTCTTCGCCGCCAGCGTCGGCTTCGGCCCCATCACCGCCACCATCACCGGCATCGGCGGAGCCATCACCGCCAGCATCGTGATCGGTGTCGGTATCGACGACGTCGGTGTCAGTGGACTGGTCGGTGACGTCGTCCGTGGTGGTATCGAGGGAGGAAAAATCAAGCACACTAGCGGCCATTGGTCTGGTCTCCTGGTTCTGTTGGTTCTGCGCCGTATTTCCGGCGAAATTCTTCGGGGCTTAAGAAAGCCCGATCCCAGTCGAGCTGGGCGATCTTCCCGTTGTTAGCCGGGATGGTAAAGGGCGTGGACTTCAGGTAATGCATGACGGTCTCCTGAGTTATGAACCCCCAAAACGTGCGGCCTCGGCCTGGCCGAACACCGGCTCGACGTGATGCTTCTGCCCGTCCCAATAGATCGCTGCAATCCCGCCCGGCTTCACCGTATCGCCGTCTTCGGGCTCCATCGCCTCACCGTCCTCGGTGAGGTTCTGCAGGGCGATGACGTTGCTGGTGTGGGCGACGAATAGTGTCAGGCCCGCCACGCGTGCCAGCTTCAGAGCCGTGTCCCAGAAGGCGAACTGGCGCTCTTCGAAATCGGCGAGTGACTCACCGCCGGGGATCACCACGTCGGGCGACTTCACGAACAACCGCAGCGCCGCCTGGTTGTCAGGCTTCGACAAACCGCTGAAGACGCCGACATCGAGGGGAAATAATCCTCGGTGTTGTCCCACCTGCAACTTACGCGGCGCGGCGATAACATCCGCAGTTACAAACGCCCTCAGCAGCGGTGAGCAGATCACGTTCCTGATGGGATAGCCCTTCAGGAACTCCGCCGCCTGGTGCGCCTGCTTTACGCCCTTATCGTTGAGCGGGATGTCCAGCCAGCCGCGAAAACGGTCCTCTGCATTTGCAGCGGTTTCACCATGCCTGGCGATGAAGCCAACCAGATGTGCCTTCGCCACTGGTTACTTCGATCCGATCGAGGGAAAGTTCCGGTGCACCGCAGCGCGGACGCGCTTCTTCTCTGCGGAGGTCGTGTGTGAGTTCGGCAGAAGCTGTAGCGCCTTCTCGCCGTGTTCACGATCCTCCAGCGGGAACTCCCGCTTGCCTGGGAGCGCGAAAGTGCTGCTGCGCAGGCGCTTCCGTTCTTCTGCTTTCAGTCGTGCCATTTACAGTCGCCGCCTAACCCGCGTTTTCACCTCGGCCATCGGTGTACGCTGAATAGTTTCCTGCTCAATTTCGTGAGGCTGGCCGGTTGGCGGTGCTGAGACCTGAATCCCGGCTTTCTGTAACGCCTCAACTTGTGCCGCTCCCTGGAATTTCGAGGGATCGATCGAGATACTGACCTTCGGCTGCGCGGGCGGCGCGTTCTGCGCCGCAAACTTCGCGGCCATCGCCGTGTGTCCCTGCCAGTGAAGGAAGCAATTTGTAAATTTAGCCCAGTTAGGCGAGGTTTCTAAGTCGCCGCCGGGCTTTTCCTTCGCCGCTCTGCGGCGGATCGCGCGGCCATCCGGTTTCTGCATCCACGAAAACAACGTCGCGGCTTCGGTGGCGTGATCCTCACTCTCATCCTGAGCGACCGGCACAGACGGCTGGTACTGCGGAACGTTGGCGAGCTGCTGCTGAAGCGCGGTCAGCGCTTGTTCCATCTGCTGACCCTTCTCGATCAGCTCGGGGCCGGGAATTTCGCCGTTCTGCACGAGCTGGGCCGCTGCTGCTTTTGCCTGTTCGTGCACGGCGTTCAATTTTTCGATTTCGTCTGACAACGTCTGCCATGCAGGGTTGGTCAGGGGTTCAGAGTTCAGGAGGATTTCGATTTCCTCCATCTGTTTGTCCTCTGAGTCGGCCTCATCCACCGTGATCACGTCCTCAATGTGAAGGGCCGCAACAATCTCGCGGGCGTTCGACGGCGTCGCGACGATGGAAGCTACCTGCTGGTTGGTATTCGCCATGTCGAGGATGGAAAGGACCTTCGCTTCGCGCTGCGCACCGCTTTCGGGGATAGCGCCCAGGGTTTCAGCGATGCAGTTGAACTCACCGCCGCGCAGCTTCTCGGGATTGACGATCACGTCTCCGTAGCCATCGGCGGAATCCTCGATGTTGCCTTCACGGTTGTCACCGCAACATTTAGCGGCCTGCCAGCACGCACGCGCGATGACCTTGTTCGCCATTTGCCAGGGCGTGCCGTAGCGCTCTAATGCCTGGTGCAACCTGATCTGCGTCGCGCCGACCGTGTTATCTGTGCCTTCCCCGCCGCCGAACAACGCGGGTGTCGCACCATCGATCGACTGGATAAGCGGACCCACGAAAAACTGCAGGGTTTCCATGAGACCGGCTGGGGCCGCCGACACCGGTGTCTGTCCGACAACCGACTCCATCGTTTGTCCACTGGCGGTATCGAGCGCAACCGAGAGGAAACGGTTCGGCGTGTTTTCCAGCGAAGCGACCGCCTCGGTGTTGAACGCCTGCGACTCCAAGAGGGTGATCGGCGACGCCGAGCGGAAAGTCCGGTCAAGAAGGTCCATCCACAAGTTGATTCGCTTTTGGATCGGCAGATCGGAAGAGCCCAGGGCGCGGCGATTCTGCCCCTGTCCGCGAACGAACATCCCCATTTCGAGGTGGTCGTCCATCGATTCTTCCCAGACGGCGCAAACTTCCTGGCCGCCGGTGACGAGGAACATCCCGTTCTCAAAATTCTCCAGCAGGAACTCCCGCTGCAGATCGTTCACAGAATCGGAGAAGTAGAGGCCCGGGCGAATCCAGTGGTAGCCCATGCCGGTTTCACGCAGGCCGGAGATTCCGGCGGCGAGATGGCTTGCGACGCCGACGCGGGTATTGATCCGGGCGATCGCTTCGAAATCTGTATTGCCGAAGGTGCTGAGGCACGGCTTCAGCTTTTTGTTCATCCACGGATACGCCGCGCGGGCGAGGCCGTGGTCGAGCGACTCGAACAGGGAGATGAATCCGCATTCTTTGAGGCTCCCGGCCAACATCGGAGCACGCGATTCGAGGACGCCCCACGGGGACGTCAGCTCCGCCTGCAGCGGATTGCCGTCCTCATCAAGGCCGAAACGTTTGTCGGCGATCGTGCGCGTCCAGGTGATGACGCGGGGGTCGGTCCATCCGATCGAGGTCAGGTCGAACTGCAGATCGGCGTTTACTTTTTGCCACAGCCACTTGTACTCATTGGCGGCTTCGGCGGCGGCCCGATCCTGCGGGCGCTTGCTGCGCCTCGGTGTGAAGTTCACTTTGATCGCGCCACGGTTGAGGCATCCGATGGCGATATCGCCCTGGCTTGGCAAGATGGGTGTGCTGAATACCCCGGCGTCGTTCATGTTCGCCAGTGCATTCGAGTGCTCATCTTCTGACCCGGGGACGCGCCATCCGCCCTCCGAAGTACTTTCGAGATGCTGATAACCGCGATCCGACATGCGGAGTTCCCATGTCTCCAGCACCTGCCAGCGGCGGCACGGCTCATCGGACTCAAAGCAGGAACGGAGCAGGGCGGTGGTGACGTCGAGCATGTCTTCGTCGCGAAGGTCGTCGGGTTTCCAGACCTTGCTCTTCGTGACGATGGACGGGGCTAATTCGCCGGGCGCGTACTCCCGCGCGACGACTTCAGACTCGGCGTCGTCATCGACCAGGTCGGTATCCTGGTTCTCGATATCTTCGATCTGGGCCATTAGTTAGTCGGGATCGGCGCGGAGGTGGTGGGCGTCTCGGTCGCGGCGGCTGCCTTCGCCAGCGAAGCCTCGGCGGCGCTGATCTGCGCCTGAAGGTCGGCGGCATGCGCGGCCAGTTTCGTGTTGCTTTCGGTCAGCGATGCGTTGGCCGTCTTCAGCTCTGCGATCTGCGCTTCGGACGCGGTCACCTGGTTCTTGAGGGTGTCGGTCGAATTCTCGGCGCTGGTAGCGCGGGACTGAAGCTGGGTGACGAGCACGCCAGCGGCCTCAACCTTCGACTGAAGGTCAGAGATGGTCGCGTCCTTAGGATCGGGCGTGGGAGCCGGAGGCGGAATCGGCGTGAAGGTGTAAGTCGTGGTGTCGCCTTTGGTGGCGGAGGTCAGCGAGCCCTCGCCGGAGAGCACGATGCGACCGCGATCGATGAACTCCGCCGGAACTCCAGCGGCCTTCAGCGTATTGACCGTGACGAGGTCGAACGCGGCGTTACCCCGCCACTTAGCGGGGATGGAAACGGTGATGCTGGACATTGGCTAACTCCAGAGAGTGAGAAATTTCTGGGCCGAGGAACAAGCGGCGGCGGTTGTGGTTTCTATGCGAAGAAGGAACCGACGCCAACACCATCGAGCCCAAACTTGAGAGCGGCCTTACGAGAGGCCGGGAATTTGAAGCGGAGCTGCCTGCGTGGATGCCGCGCCGGACGATGCGTCCTGATCGGTATCCTGATCTTCGCCGGACAGAGACTCGAATGCCTGTGCGACATCGTCGGCGGTGTAGCCCATCTGCTGAAGCTTGTCCACGCATTCCATCGCATCCTGGTTGTCGGTGATCGGCTGCGGCTGATCCTGATCCTGCTCGGAGCCGTCGTCGCCGTAGGAGCTGCTGGCCGGAGCCTTGTAGCCCGAGCGCTGCAGTTTGCGATTGTGCCTGCCCATGGCGAGCGATGCGCTGCCGAAATCTGTTCCGTCAAGTGCTTTCATATTGCCTGCCTTCCACTTTGTATCTATATCCCCGACCACTGGCCCACTGCCTTTTCGCGGCGATTGAGAGATTCTGCCTGTGTTTGTTACTCACATGCTTACGGGACATCTTCCGTCTTGTTTCAACGGACAACGGCCCCGTCTTTATTCCTTTATTCCAGGCGGGCCTTCCTTTGAGGTGGCACTTCCGTTTTCCTGTGGCATATTGCTCACGCAACGCGACGCCAATCTTTGACCTAACTTCGGGCGTCATATCGACGCCCTCACCGCCCGCGCCAATGTTGTAGCCCCAATTCCTGGTGTCAAATAAAGCGATCAACATCCGCTCTATTCTGTAAGCCTGTTTTTCATCCTCAAACTCGAATAAGGACTCGATTTGCCAGCCCTCGGTGTACTTCCGCATGGCGTTGAAGAGAGCGGGTTTGTTTCTGCTGCCTCTTGCAGCACGGCGCAGATTCTCGCCTAAATACAGCTCCAGGTTCTTTGAAGTCTTTCCGATGTACTTTTTCGTCGTACCGGAGTTACTGATTACATAGACGTGGTGCAAGCGCCGCTTTCGTCCCGCTTTTCAGCGGGCGTCTCTTCCCTGATCCGCGCCCGCAGTTTGGAAAAATGCTGATCCACCAGGGCACGCGCTGCTTGTTTGGTAGGCTTCCTGCCCATACTCATCAGGCGAACCTTCGCCGCACGCATCAGACCGTGGCGCAGCTCCATGAACGGGTTCACGATGCTGCCGTCTCGGCTTCATCCGCAGATTGCGACGCGGCGGCCTTCCGGCTGGCGCGAAAAGCTTCCCAGCCAACGGGCTTCGTCTGCAGAAGCGGTGGCGGCTCCGGACGCGGGCCACGCAGCGGAGGATTCTTCGATTCGATCAGCGATTCGATCAGCGATTCCTGCAGTTCATCGACGCGGCGCTGACGCTGCGCGAGCTGTGCGCGGAGGTATTCGACTTCCCGCTCCAGGTGTGATCGACAGGGACACAACGTATCGATCAAGGTCTTCAGCCAGGTCATGCGAACAGCATCCTCAGGAATGTCTGGAGACGGCCCGGCACCGGGTTGCTGAAGCCGCAACGATGACAGCGGTGATAACACGCATCCCACAAGTCGCTCTCGTCACAACGAGGACAATGCATCGGTCTGGTCTCCTGCAGGCGTAGACAGGACATCCGCGTCCCGCGCCGACTGACGGAGAAAAATAAATTTTCATCGCGGTCGTTTCAGCGCTCCCTGTTTGAACCGCTGCGCCCAGTAGCTCTTCGGCTTGTTCTTCCGGAGGGCATGCGCCGCGCCGATCATCATGCGCTGGGCCGGGTCGGCGGTCGCGGCCATGCGCTCCCGGAACTCATCCTCGGCGGTTTTCCGGCGGGGGGCGAGCATCGTCTTCAGGCCGTAACGCACGGCGTCCGCGATGTCCTGCTCGACCCGGGCAGATGTTTCATCCAACCGGAGACAATCATCGATTTTCTTCGGGTCCCGGATCAGCTTCGGGATCGACTCCAGCAGCTCGGGACATTCGGCGGAGATGAGCCACACGTCGCTGCATTGCGAGGGGACGGCGCGAAGGCTGATGGAGCCACATCGGGTGCACTTGGAATGGGTCCCGGCGGGCGCAATGGTGGAATGACCGCAGGCGTTGCAGGTGATCCGGAGCGTGGTCGGGTCATGCCCGGCGTACTTGGTGCCGCGCAGCAATCGGTCCATGAGGGACCAGCCGCCGATGCGGTCGTTGTCGGCCTTCGCCGGCCCGGGCATACCGGCGGCGCGAAGCTCGCGGGCTTGCTGAGCACCGACAGAGCCGGGCTCGCCGGTGACTTGCTCAGGCGACAGGAAGTAGGCCCTGATGCGCGACCGCTCATGCTCCGGCGTCGCCGCGATCTGCAGCCGCGCCATCTGATCCGGCGTCACCTCATTCTTGATCAGCTCCCGGTACGTGACGGTGACATTGAGGGGAGCATCGACGGTCCAGCCGAGGATGGTCTCAACCTCGGAGGGTGAAAGCCCGACGCGGAAATGCCAGTACGTGGGCCACCAGTGGGCCTTGCCCCAGTCGGAAGACATCCAATGGGTCGCGGTGGGCTTCCGGAGCGCCTCCACCTTCCCGGCGCTGATGCGCGTCGCGTCGAGGTCAAAGCTGTTCTGGAAATACGTGCCCTCGATGGAATCCCAGTCGCCATCCCAGTCGGCTTTGCGAACGACGGGGTCGAGCGAGGCGAGCTGCTTGGTGTAGGAGCCGCGCTTCGCCGCGTACCGCTTGCGCTGCTCATCCGTCCACTGGTAGTAGTCCTCTTTGACCGCGTAGCCGTCTTCTTCAAGGGCGGTGAGCACCCACTGGGCGTTATCCCAGGGGTTGTATTTGACGAAACGGAAATCGTCGGCTGACTCCTCAGCGCCGACGCGCCGGAGGTGGAACCAGTTGCGGTGGAAGTCGATCCCGGCCCCGCGCATGTTGAAACTGAGGACCAGCTTCGCGGGCTTGCCGCTTTTGCTACGGGCGGCCTGCCGCATTTCGCGGATTTCCGCCTCGGTGAACTGCTCCGACTGGTCCACCACCAGGACGTCAATGTTGGCGGAGCGGAACCGGCGGATGACGTCCTGAAGGTTCTCGGCATAGGAGAAGTCGAGCTGGCTGGTGCCGATCTTCAGGCTGGCCGGTGACGTGACCTTCAGGTTTTCATTCAGGGGCCGAAAGTCAGAAGATTTGCGAATCTCCTCAATGTGGTACTTGAAGACTTGATCCCAGTTGCGCATCACCAGCGTGCACTGGAGGCCCGGCTGTTCCGCCATCAGGCGGATGAGCACCCGGTCGAGGCCTGATGACTTGCCGGAGCCGCGTCCGCCGCCCGCGCCGATGACGAGTGTCTTCGGATCGCGGATTAAGTCATAGAGCTGGAGCTGCTTCGGCTGCAGCGAGATGAGGGGGTCTTTGGCGGGAATGGCTACTCGCTCCGTTCCCGGCCCGTGTAGTCGCGATGAAGACCGCTGTGCCCCCGTTCGAGGACGCAGCAGAGGGTGCCGTCTTCACATGGAAAGCGGGCGTCACATTGCCGTGCGAGCCACTCGCTACGGTGGGTGAGGAGGAGTTCAAATGCTTCGTCTTGAGTCATGGCTGGTCTCCCGCGCCGGGAGACCGGCGTGCTATCTGGTGGCGTCGAGCAGACGCATAACTTGTGTGGCGCTCCATTCGCCCCCGCGTGGGGCGGGAATGTTGCGCTGGTTGAGCCCGGCGGCAAAGTCACGCAGGGTGACTTTGCCCTCGGCCCGGATGGCGTCGATGATGGGCTTCAGGTTGTGAGCCAGGGCTGCGGCACGGCTCTTGCGGGCTTTCACGCCCTTCCGCCAGATCGCGGCGCTGTTCGAGCGGCGACCGCCGAGTTTGACGCCTTTCGCCGCCGCCGCTTGTAACGCGGCCTTGGTGCGCTGACTGATGAGGCCAGCTTCCAGCTCGGCGACGGACGCCATCTGCGTCAGCATGAACTTGCCAACCGGCCCTTCGGGCAGCCCCGGCATGTCGCAGAACACGACACCGGCGTCACCGGTGCCTTCTACGACGGTGAGGAGAAACTTCGTGTTGCGGGCCAGGCGGTCCAGCTTCGCGACAATGAGGGTAGCGCGATGCCGCCTACACGCCGCCAGCGCTTCAGCCAGCTTTGGCCGGTCCGATCGCTTGCCGGTCTCAACCTCGGTGAAAGCGCCGACCAGCGTCCATTTACCGCCGTTCAGATAGCGAGTGACCGTCTCTTCCTGACCCTCTAAGCCAAGGCCCGACTCACCCTGACGCTGCGTAGATACCCTGTAATAAGCGACATACTTGCCATTTGCCATGAGATTCCGGCCTCCCATTACGTTTCAGCAACGACCGTTGCAGTAACGTAACAGGATCAGAGGCCAGAATCAATCACCTTTTGGTAACTGCAGAATCTCTGGCGTCAGGCAAAACTCAGGCGGCGGCTTCGGCGCTCTCTTTGGAGCTGCGCCGACCAGCTCGATCTGAATCTTCACCGGCGCGTCACCGTCGCCGCTGTTCTTTCCTGGCTCGCCGAATCTCTTCGGCCAGAGCTGACTGGCACGCTTCAGTTCCGTGTCCACGATCAGACGTGAGCGCTGCACGTTGTCGGAAACAGAACTCTCCTCAAAATCTTTCCCATCGCGCTTCCCCTTGCGTCGCAGGATCGCGGGCCGGGTGGTTTCGGCCTCATGCTGGGCGTGATCGTGCAGAATTTGGGCCTGAAGCTCCCGCGCTCGCGCGTATTGCTCTCGAAAGGGCTCGTTGCGCTCGATCCAGCGGTAAATTGAAATCAGGCTCAGCTTAGGTTTGTCGGCTGGCAGCTTCGCATTCACGTCATCGAGCGCCTGCTTTAGTCCCTTCGATGTTGTCGCCAGAAGCTCGCAAATAGCGTCGCCAACTTCAGGCTCATAAGGGATTTCCGGCCTGCCGAGCTTCTTCCCGTTTTTACTTAGCGTCGCCATGTCACGGATTACTTTCCCACTTTCGAATTTTCCGGTTCACTTGTCCTCTCGGTTTTTCGCAAATCGGATGCCCTTTTCAAATGCCGCCCGTTGATTCCTCGCCATCCCGTACCTAATCCCGAGTTGGAATGCCGACCGAAGACTGCCCTCGCTCCATGTGGATGGCCTCGCCGCCAGCCGTCCGTACCTCTTAACCCGTGTTGGATTCGTGGGCTGGGGATAAGTTGGGTTGGCCAGCACCTTCTCGAACAACCGGAGGATATATTCTGACTTTCCCTTCTCAGTGCTCATGCGAGACCCGCTCCGCCTTCTTACCGGTGAGCGTCTCCCACCGCGCTACGATGACATCGACATACTTCGGATCAAGCTCCATCAGGAACGCCGAGCGCCCTGTCTTCTCAGCCGCGATGAGCGTCGAGCCCGAGCCGCCGAAGAGGTCCAGCACGCGCTTGCCCGCCTTAAAGTGATCCAGGATTTCGACGATGAGCGCCACCGGCTTCTGGGTAGGATGAACACGGCGTTCACCCTTCTCTGAGTCGCGTCTGAATCCCGCCCACAGGTGGTGGAAGATACGCGCCGGGCTGTCGATGTTCGTCCAGGCAAATTCGCAGTCACTCTGGTCGATGTGATTGTTGCTTTCCTGTTTGTCCCAGCACAGCCAACACTTCGCGTTAGGGAGCCGGGCGTCGGCGGCGTAATGGTTCGCACCCCAGAAGATCATCGGGATATCCATCGCGGTGCAGAGGTGATAGGCAGCGGCTGCGACGTCGGTGGTGTCGTCACCCATGATCCGGTTGCGGCACTCGGGGATCGCGTTATCCATCCGCATGTTGATCCCGTACGGGGGATCGGTGAAGACGAACTCCGCCTTCTTTTCTCCGAGCAAGCGCTCCACGTCGTTCGGGTTCGTCGCATCCCCGCACAGGAGCCTGTGCCGTCCGAGGAAATACAGGTCGCCGAGCTTGGCTATCGGGCTCACCTTCGGGCTCCGCCGGTGTTTCGTCCTCTGAGCCATCCAGCTCGGAGACGGTCGGCATGAGCGCATCCAGTTCGGACTGCGTGAAGAAGGGATCGAGGTCGATGTCCTTCGAAAGCTCCAGCAGCACGTCGGCGTCCCAGTCGAGGCTGAGGTCTGAGCTGCGGTTATCGGCCACAGCGAGCAGGCGGCCCTTCGCGTCGTCGAGTGAAAGGTCGGTCCGCTGCACCGCGATGATCTGGGAGCCATCCGAGGGTACGACCAGAACGTCTTTGAGGCCCGCAGCGATGGCCGCCTCGACCGTCTTGTTTCCGGCGATGAGTCTGCCATCCTTATCGATGAGAACGCTTCTGCCCGCGCCCAGCTCACGGAGGGAGGCTTCGATTGCCTCAGCGCCGCGTGGGGTGCCACGGTTGGCGTTGCGATCGTCCTGCTGCAGGTCGGTGATGCGCATCAGGCGGGTATGGCCGCGATGGGGCCACCACCTAAGCTATTGGTGGGCCGCTGAGGGTCGTCACAGCTACACTGGCCATGCCTGCGGATATGCTCCGCAGCTTCAATCGCCCGTTGCCGCTCGCCATCGTATCCGAGCACCGAGTGCACTCCGGTCCTGATCTCGGGCGTGGCTTTCTTCTCCGGCTGGTGGAACCCGGTGTTCGTTTCTACGCCGATCATCATGTTGGTCTGGTCTCCTTACTTTCCTTTGTTTCTCTGTTACGATTGCGGGCAGAGGAACGGCTGGTAATGGCTGAAGAATTCAAAGCGGGTGATGTTGTTAAGCTGAAGTCAGGTGGTCCGGTGATGACCGTCACGCAGGCTGGTACGCAGGCGATGACTGGCAAGAAACTGGTTTGGTGCACTTGGTTTGCCGCCAGCAAAGGTGAACATAAATTGGAGAAGGGCGAGTTCCCGCCCGAGTCACTCCAAAAGTGGGAATGAACCTGCTGCGGGCCGGGGTTTGATACCGGCTCGTGTCTTATCTCGCGTGTCACTTTTCGCTTCGGATTCGCAGGGATTCCCTGGCCGCACCACGCCGCCGCAGCAAAACTTGTCTACTTCCTTGTAGGTGCCGGTGCGGGCGTAGCCTTCACGAGCGTGTTCGTCTTCGGGTCCAACACATAGCCGGGGTATTCCTTGGCGATCTGAGCGGCGAGCGCGGCGTATTGTGCGCGAAGCTGTCCTTCCTGTGTCTGCAGGAGCTGGTAGCGGAGCTGGATGTTCTGGATGGTGAGCTGCTCGACTTGAGTGAGCGCCGGTGGTGATGTTGGCTTAGGAGCAGCGGGTGTCTGGGCTGCGGATGCGAAGAAGCCGAGGCTGGCGGCGAAGAACAGTGACGCGGCGAAGCGGGCGATGGCAGAAAGTTTCATGTCTGGTCCGTTTATTTGTTGCGGAGGGAGTTGAAAATATCGCTGATCGACCCGGATGCGCGGTTGACCGTATATGGAGCGCTGCTCATCCCCACCATGCCGAGGATGATGCCCGGCAGGCTGGTAAGCCACAGGCTGAGCTGCGCCGGATCGTGGAGGTGAATCAGGTGCACGACGATCGCGACGATGATGCCGAGGCTGCCAATGGACAGGACGACCGTCAGCACACGACTGCTGCTGGGCTCGCCCGAGTCTGAGAATACACCGCGCCAGAAGCCTGGCTTCGTCGTCGGTGTCTGCTGCTGGCCGTCCATTAGAGCTTGGCTTCGACCTTCTTCAGGTCTGCTTCGGCTGCGGCCTTGAGCTTCGCAGCGTCTGCTTCGGCTGCGGCTTCGACAGCGGCGCGGTGCTTGTAGATGAAGTAGCCGATGACGGCGAGGACTGCGATGACGATCAATGCGATGACCATGTTGGTCTCCTTAAATTTTGAGGCGGCAGGGGAGCCAACTGGGAAGCCAACTCAACCCTGCCTTCAGTCTGCTGCCGAGGAGGTCAGTAGACATCGATACAGGCGTAGACCGGGTTAGTCATGCCGTCGCCGACTTCTCGCACAAATATTTTCGAAGCAGCCGCGAGCGGTACTCCACCTGATACTCCGTCATGCCGAGCATGCGGCCCGCTTCGTACAGAGATTCGGCGTGCTCAGCCACCGCTTTCGCCAGCAGCTCCCGCGCCTGCGGAGGGCCGTTGGTGATCAGATCGTGGAAGAGCGCCGGGGTCCGGACGGGAGCGGCGATGCTCTGGTTGAGGAGGCCTTCGAGGACTCCGCCATCGACGGGCACGGAGCGATTCTGAGGCCGGAGCGACTCGTTGATGCAACAGCGCTCGACGATGGTGCGGACCCATCCGGGGAAACTCAGGATGACAGGGTCGTCCTGGAGCGCCACCCACACTTTGAGCACGACCTCCTGAGCCAAATCTTCGTCCCGTTTGCAGCGGAGGGCGTACCGGCGGACGCAGGTGAGGAGGGCGTCCATGTCGCCGGTGGTCTGGTAGTGCACGTAGGCGGTTAGCAGTTGGGCTCCGGTCATGGCCGCCCTCCCCGCCGGACTTTCAGCAGCATCAGCGTGTCGCGCGGATCGGCCTCGTGCTCAACCTCGACCTTCGCAGACATCCCCCGCCACCAGGCCGCCTGAATGATCCGGCGGCGCTTCCTGTGCATGTCTGGGGCGTCGATGACGCAAGCCTCGATCGCCTCATACTCGCCGGATTCTTCAGCGCGGCGGATCACGGAGGCGACGCACCACTTACTCACCTGAGCGCGGATGTAGGTCATCGCCAGGGGCCAGGCGGTGAAGCTGTGGTGGGTCCGGACCCCGGTCTGCCTGACGATCCACCTGCCACGCTGCGTCCGCCGGATGCTCCAGCGGGGCCTCACGAGTGCACCACCGTAATGGGGATGACGAGGCCGCTGTATGAATCCGTGATCGCCCGCGCCCGTGCAGACCCATGGATCGCCACCGCCTCCATCGTCTGGTGGTTCGGGTTCAGGCTCTCTGGGTGGGGCCAGAACTTGGGCGTTGAGGCGAGGAGCTGGTCATCCCCACAGGTCTTCCACGTGGGTTCCTCACGATGGGACTTATCGATACGGTTGCGGGCGCGGGCTGATGCGCGGCGGTGTCTGGCTGCCATGGATTTGGTCTCCATAGCAGCGATCCGGTATCGAGTTTTTGTGCGATCACTTCGGTTTGCCTTTCACTTACTAACTTCGTTGTCTAGTTATTCCGAAAAATGACTTTTGGTCCGGCGCAAAAACGAAGTGAACCTCGAAGAAGTTGCTATCAGGTCCCTCCTTCAGGGGGACCCAAACAGCATGACCACGCATATTTCAGGGAACGGGAAAAACTCCGTATATACAAACATGGAAACTCACTCAAAAATTGCCTCCGCCTTCAGGACGGCTTTGGCCGAAGCGCTCGACGCGCTGCCGAAGCCGAGCGTCGGCGCTGACAGGTTTCTCACCGCTGACGAGTTCGCGCGATACTTCGCTCCGGGCTCTGAAAGTGGCCGGGCCTACCGCGCCATCGGTGACGATCTGCTCGAAGTCATCATGGAAATTCAGCGCTTCCGGGAGAAGCATCCCGGGCCGGACCAGTTCTTCCGGCAGCGCGGCATCGTCACCCGGGCTCGGGAGGTGCGGGCGTGATCAGCACCGAGCTTCTCCTCCACACCCTGATTACGCGCGGTAACTATGACGAGCTTCGCGGCTTTCACGAGACGATCAGCGAAGCGGTGCGCCACATGCGCGACGACGACACTCCGCACGACGGCACGCTGCTCTATGTCGCTCTGAAGTACGCGGAGCACTACCTGAAATACCCCACGTACCGGGAGCTTGAAGAGTTCGTCTTCTCCTCCCCCCATCTCGACAGCAAAATCGACGGGGCCGGTATGGTCGCGAAGCGCTGCCGCGAACTATCTGAGGCTTCCATCTCCGCACACCAGGGAAGTTGGTGCCAGATTCTCGACGACTACACCGTCGCCGCTCGCCAGATGATGTATGTGAGGGCGATGAAGACGGCGATCGGCTGCATCTCGGTGCGGGCGGACCTGCCGACGGCGAACGGGAAGCCAGCGCCCGCGTTGACCGACGCGGAGCGCGTCACCGCCGCACTCAAGTATCTCGACGAAGTGCGCCGGAAAGATTTCACGCTGCCGCCATCGTCGCCGGAGGGGTCATGGAAGGAGAACGCCGACCTGTCCGCCGACGCATTGATCGACGGTCTCAGGGACACGATGAAAGAGCGGTGTTACACCGGTCTCCGCCATGTGGACCACGCGGTGACCATTGGTCCCCGGATGGAAAACCGCTGCGTGGCGATCCAGGGATACACGCACCACGGGAAGAGCCTGGTGATGCGGACGCTGGCCTACAACATGGCCGCCGCCGGTAAACGCGTGCTCTACGTCGCTCTCGAAGAAAGCGCCCTCAATTGCTGGACGCGGCTGAGCTTCCTCCACGCGTATCGCAAGCCCGAGTTGGACATCCCCTCCGCCACTATCTGGCAGCACGCTCAGAAGCGCATCACCCCCGAGCACGAAGAGAACCTCCGCCTCCTCATCGACGATCTGAAGTTTGGCAAGAGCGTCACCGGTGACATCGTCGTCGTCACCATGAACAAGTGGGCGGACGTCGTGCGTGAACTGGAGACCGGTCATAACGGCAAGCCCTATGACGCCTGCTTCATTGACTACATCGCCCACTTCAGCACCGGACAGACCGGTCAGTGTGAGAAGGATGAGATTCGCTCCATCTTCAAAGCGGCGCAGAGTCTCACCCAGGTCTATAGAGGTGGTCGCGGGCTTGTCATTGTCCATGCACTGCAGGCGAACAAGGCGGGCATGAAGGCGGCGGATGAAGAGGAGGGCGAGGATTGGGGCGTCTACGCCGACGGCTCGATCGAGCAGTTCACTGACGCCGGGCGTGATGCGGACCTCATCATCGGCGTGTGGAGCAAGGGGCTGCTTAAGGATCAGGGGGTGGTGAAGCTGTCCTGCCTGAAAAATCGTGGGGGGGCGCGTCGCTTCGCTCCTCACTTCGCGCGGATTGACGCGCGGACGGGGATGATCTACGACCTCGCGGGCGGCCCAAAGTCGGACATCAGCATGATCAGCACATATAAGCGGGCAGAGGAGGAGGCTGCGCTTTCTCCCCGGGACATTGCCGCCTATTAAACGAAAAAAGTCGCCGGGATAATTCAGACCGGCGACTCGCATAAGTAAGAACATTTCAGGAGGTTAAACTTTATGAGTTTTGAGCAACTCACAGTTTTGCCGGATGGCGCGGTCCTCAAGCGCCGCAACCGGTCTTACACGCGCCTGATGCAGGCGGTCATGGCCGCCGCCGGTAAATGGGTGGCGGTTCCTTTCTCCGAGATCAACGGCGCGACGCCCAGCGCGAAGAAAATGACGCTGGAGTTCGCGGCGGCGCACCGGAAGATGGCCATCGAGATTGCTGTCGGCGAGGACAGGCTTTACGTCCGGCTGACACCGGCGACGGAGGTGGCCCATGACTAAGCACTCCCACCGCTTCACCGTTGACGAAAAAGTGGCGATCATGCGCACCTTCATCGCCAAGCGCTTCACCACTGACACGGACGTCCTCGAAGGGATCGACGCGGCGGAGGCTCTGTTCCGCTTCCTCACCGACGCGCCGGTGCAGGCAAAGGATGCTGGGGTGCCGCATGCCTAAGCGCGTTGTCGATGGTGACGCGCTGTGGACCAGTGAGAAACTCACGCGTCTGCGGCCCGAACACCAGGCTGAGTACGCTTACCTCATTCCGCTCGCTCAAGGGAATGGAACGTTCCGATGCGAGGCGCGTCTGATCTGGACGCAGGCGTATGTGCACAGCCGTCCTCACGTCACCGTGCAGGATGTTGCGGCGGCGCTCGACGATTTTGAGCAGGCTCGGATGTTGTTTCGCTGGCGTGCAGAGGACGGTAAAACGTGGGGCTATTGGGTGGGGATCGAGGAGCCGGGACGGCTTCCGCCACCGAGCCAGCGTGGAAAGACAGACGGACCTCTCGTCCCCAAGGATCAGCTTAAGGAGTTCCTGGCTACTCCCTACCCTGAGCCTAGGCGGAGCCTGGGCACTCCCTACCCCGACCCTACCCCCGGCTTTGGCTTTGGCTTTGGCTTTGGCTTTGGCAAAGGCTCAGGCTACGGCGGGGGCGCGGGGGGCAGCGCCCCCGCATCAGAAGGAGAGGGTAGCGGTGATCCCGATGGAGACTGCGCCGGGACAGAGCCTGCTCGCGATTCTTCTTTTTCTAAAAGCAAAGACAACAGCAACGACGCCCCACCCTCCCCTGCTACACCGTCACTGGTGACGGTTCCAGCATCCGATCCTGTTCCCGCGCCGAAGGCATCTCCTGCCCCACCATCCCCAAAAACCGCCGCCGCGCGTGGCCCGATCGTCAATCCTGCCGAGCGCCAGGCACAACGCCGCCCTGCATCGACATCTACAGCGCCCCACGTCGCGCCACAGCGCCCCGCTGTGCGGTCTGCCGCGAAGGCTGAGCCCTGGAATGCTCTCGACTTCGCCATGACGTGCACAGCGCCGTTCGCCGATCTGGAGCCGAGGGAGCTTCGCCGCGTTGTGTTCTACCACTGGAAGATCGCGAAGCCCTACTGGTCAGCGAAGCAGGGCGACGTCACCTCGCCCGAACGCCTGGAGCAGGTGCTCGACAAAATGGCAGCGCAGACGCCGGACGATTTCAAGGTGCCCGGCTCGGCGACCGTAATCCTGCCCTACGGCCCCGCCGACCCCAACTGCCCTCTCTGCGGCGGCACCGGCGGCGGCGCGGTGCGCAATGAGGCTTACGAGGGTGTGCTGGCCGACGCGTATCGGCAGTGGGACCCCTGCGCCTGTGTTATCGAAAGCGCCAAGCATCAGAAGCCCTGGAAAACCTGGAAGAAGGATAGTGATGACTGAGGCGTCCAGAATTTTCCCACTCAATAATGGGGCCGGGGCGGCGAATCGGTACTACATTCCATGGCCCTCGCGGACGAACAACACTACACCCCACAAGAGATCGCGGCGGAGTGGGGACTGAGCGACGAGATGATCCGCCGCTTGTTCGCCGAGGAGGCAGGCGTACTGCGGCTCACGCACGCGTCTCGCAGGGTGGGGAGGAAGCTGACCAGGGGATATACCACCTACCGCATCCCGGCCAGCGTCAAGCGCCGCGTTCACGAGAGGCTGACCCGGCGATAACGATCACCACTGCGCCATCACCTGTCGGACGTGCGCCTCATCCCGTTCCTTGACCCACGGCGCGTAGTGTTTCTCCAGCATCGCGACACTTTTGTGCCCGAGCATTTTGGCTACCGCCTCCGGGCGCTGACCGGCGATGAGTTGACGGACAGCAAATGTATGTCGCAGCATTTTCGCATTCGCGTTCTTCTTCCTGACACGCCCTCGTGAATCTCTTCCTTCCAGGATTACGTATTCGACGCCCGCCGCTTTAAGCACCCGACTGATACGACGTGACCATGTGGAGGTGTCCGGTTCGGTCTCCAGATCGGAGTTTCTGAACGGCATGCCTGCAGGATTCTCCGGCAACATCGGAACGGAGCGCAGGACGGCCACCACGTCGTCAGGCAGCGGCACCACGGCGAGGACGCCGGTCTTCGCGCGCCTGTACCGGAGGACGTTCACGGTGCGGCGCTCGATTTGTAGCGGCTCGATTTTATCCTGTGTGAACAGAACGGCATCGATGAGGTCGCAGCCGGAGTGGAGCAGCAATTTGACGAAGGCGGTGAGCCGAGCGATGTGAACCTTCCTCAGGCTCTCGCTGATGTTCCCGTTGTCTGCGTCGGCAATGTGCGCGAAGATCGCCGCCACCTGGTCATCAGTGAACGGACCTTGCACTAAATCGCTGCTCACCCGTACAGGTTTGATCGGAAGGCACGGGTCTTCGTCGATGATTTTCATTTTGTGCAGGAAAGAGAAGAGGCCGCGCAGCAGCGACCAGCGATTTCGGCGTGTGCTGTCGGCGTAGTGCTTCTTCCAGTCGTCGCTCATGGACCATTTCAGTAGCGCATCGGTCGTCACGTCTTGGATGAAAAGCATGTGCTCTCGCGTAGCCCAGGCAACGGTCTTCCGCTGGATCGCGACGTACTGGCGTCGCCCCTTCTGCGGCCCCTGATCGACCCACATCTCGCACGCCTCTTCGATGGTTTTCTGTTGCCGCTGTGTCTTTCTCTCTGCCGCCTGTGCCGCCGCAATCTTTGGATGGAAGCTTTCGAGGGTGGCCGTGGCTTTCTCCAACGCCTCCGGCCATGATGGGGTGCTCAGTGTGTACCGCCGGGGAGGCTGTCCGCGTTTGTGTTCGTACAGCCACTTCGCACAATCGCAGTCGTTATGATCCTTCTTCTTTCGGTGTTTGCAGGCCGCCTCATGCCGGGTGTAGGCCCTAACACTTCCGTGTGATGACCGCAGCAGATTTCCCACTTGCATCCTCCGGACAACAGAGTAGCATTTGTACATGGTTTGTACACGAGGAAAATCCAAATTCTAGACTAGGCATGGATACAGGAGATTCTGATGCGTAACCGGGTACAACGAAAACCCGCAGGGGTGACGAGGGAAGGCGCAGAGCAAAATGAATTATCAGCAGCGGGCGATTGCCGGAATGAATCCGGTAGAACTGATTGTCGCGCTCTACGACGGCATGGCGCGTTTCCTGCATAAGGCGATCGCAGCCACCGAGAACCACCAGACAGCCGAACGGCGCATCGCCATTGGCCGGGTACTCGAAATCCTGATGCACCTGCAGTCGCGACTGCGCCCCGATGTGGGAGGGAATTCCGCGAAGGCCCTCTCCGAATTTTACGCGGCCATCTTCGCGTTGTGTCTCGAAGGATCGAGGCTGCAGTCCGCAGACCGGTTCCGGGAAGCGATTGGCTGTATTCGCGACGTTCGCGACGCGTGGAAGGTCGCAGCACACGATCCTGAAGTACTCCGATTGCTGGGAGATGGCCCTGTGGCCGAGGTCATGGTAACGCCCGCAGCGCGGACCATGCCGCCGGAATCGGCCAGCTCGAGCTGGACGGCATAGAAGTCAGTGCGTCACGGCGAGTTCTTCTTCCAGCAGCTGCTTCTGGAACAGTCCTGCGTAGTAGCCGTTCCGCGCCAGCAACTCCTCATGTGAACCCAGTTCCGCGATGCGGCCGCGCACCAGCACCGCGATGCGGTCGGCATGACGCACGGTTGAGATGCGGTGAGAGATCAGAATCGTGGTCCGGCCGGCCATCACGCCGCGCAGTTCCTCAAGAATGCGCTCTTCGGTGTAGGTGTCGACGCTGGCGAGAGCGTCGTCCAGAATCAGAATCCGAGGATTGCGGAGAATCGCGCGAGCGAGCGCGGTGCGCTGCTTTTGTCCGCCGGAGAGGGTGAGGCCGCGCTCACCAACAGCAGTTTCGAATCCATTGGGAAACTGATCGAATTCCTCGCGGATATGCGCGGCTTCTGCGGCGCGCTCCACGTCAGAAACGGGGGAGCCCTGCACCCC